GCCGATAGCGCAAGCCTCCACAGTGGGGTGGGCTCACATGGGGGCACTATAGCATGGTGCTACTTACGGTGCATAGCCTGAGCTATGGCCAGGATGTCTGCAGCGCTTGCACGCCTGAGGTCACCCCTTGCAGGCCTGCCCTGTACTCCTGCCCGCCTGGGTGTGCCTGTGGCTTTGAGGGCTGCCTCTTTGGCGGCCCGTCGCTTTGCCCGCCTACTCTCCTGCTGCTCAGCTTGCTGCTGCTTGGCTCGCTTGCCCCTGGCTGCCCAATAGGCTGTCTCGAGGTCAAGGCTGTCATTCTCTTCGAGCAGGTGCTGCACCTCGGAGCGCAGGCCGTTGTCATTCTCAAAGTCAGGATGCTGCTGCAGGAAGGTGCGGTAGTTGTCCTGCGCTTGCTGCTGCTCGTACTCGGCCTGCATGGGCTCGAGCACCTGCTGTAGGCGCTTGGTGACCTCGGCCTCAATGCGGGCCTGGATGCTGCCCTCGTTGAACGGGTCATACTCGGGCAGCTCGTCTGGCACCTGCAGGGCTTGCTTGCCCTTCATCAGGGCCTCACGTTCTGCCAGGAAGTCCTTGCGCTGCTCGGCGAGCTCCTGCGTCTTGCGCGTGTAGTCGGCCTGCATGCTGCGCATCAGCTTGGCGATGTCTGGGGGCACAGACTTCACAGCCTGCTCCCAGCTCAGGCCGCGCTTCTTTGGTGCCTCTCCTTCGGCCTGCTCCTCGATTTCTACCTCTGCCCCATCATCTTCCATGGCATCAACCATGGCCTGCACTTCTGCACTGGGCTCGGCTTCCTGTGGGGCTTCTGGCTGCAGGCCTTCCGGGTGCTGCTGCTGTACTTCTGCCAATACTTGCTCGGCTACTGATTCATGATTCACGATTGTCCTCTCACTGTAGGAGCTTGATGGGTTGCCCTACTTGTCTGTACCAAGAAGGGTTCCAACCTGGTGCAGTGACGAACTGCACAGGCCGTCCCAGAAAGGTGGTGCCAAGCTCCAGCACACTCACCCCCTGGATACGATTGACAAGGAAGGTACGCCAACCGGGCAGACCCCCTGTAGCTGTGGCGGATTGAGGGTCAACGTAGAGGTGCAGGTAGGTGCGCCCATTGTTCCCTCGCCAGATGGCATGAGGGTTCCCCACACGCTGCCCCAGTGCTCCGGGTGTGCCCTCAGGCTGCCACTTGTCCTTGTAGAAGAATGTCACCGGCTGCTTGCGCTCGATGGCCTGCACCAGGTTGCCCATGACCCCACCCTCATACGAGCGGTAGTAGGCCTGCTTGCGGCTGGTTGGAATGACGGTCTTGGGGCGCTGCCCGAACCCGAACAGCTGTGCCAGCCTTGCTCTGATGGATGTAAAGGCCATGAGGTGTCCCTATCGGCGCATGCGCTTGCTGAAGTCAAACACCTCTTCTTCTTCCTCTTCCACCTCACCATCTGGCTCAATGGTGGTCTCTTCGATGACCTCCTCTGGCTCGGCAGGGGCATCGAGGAACTCGGCAAAGGCCTTGTCTTTGCTCAGCTGCATCAAAGCTGCAGTGATGGCAGTGAGCTCGGCATCACCCTTGATGTCTGACAGTTCCACGGGGAACGGTTTGCCGTAGTCGTCTGCTGCTGCTGCCATCATCGAGAGGAACCGTGCAACGTCTGCATCCATCGCTTCCACGGGTGCGCTGTAGCTCTCGGGTGTGAGGTCCAGCCCCATCACCTTGCCTGCTGCTGCAATCGCCTTGGTGAGGGCGCTGTAGACCTTGGCCGAGTAGGGGCGCTCAGGCCGGGGCACCAGGTCAGCCATCTCTTCACCAATGAGCATGTCTTGCTCTTCTGCGAGGGCTGCAAGGTCTGCAGGCATTCCCTGTGGGGCTTCTGTGGCGATGACAAGGGGCATGGGTCACAATCCTTCTGGGGGCATGCCCCCTGGTGGGGGAGGGGTAGGGGCTGCAGCAGGCTCAGCCTGCTCGAGGGGCTGGGGCTGTGCCTGTGCAAAGCTCTCGGGCAACTGGTAGGTGCGCACAATCTCAGCGAGCACCTGGGAGGGGTCTGCACCGAGCTGCACCAGGAGGGGGGTGAGACGCTCCAGGGCCTGCTGCTTTGTCAGGTCACTCATGGGCGTGGTGCCTGCATCCACTGCCCAGTAACTGAAGTCCCCTGTCAGGTCATCGGCACTGAGGATGGTGGGGCCGACCGGGTTGGGCAGGCTCAGGGGCTCGGCATCATCCCCCAGCACCACACTGAGCATGATGTTGTAGGTCTTGGCAATCGAGGTGATTACTTGGTCACGGGTGCGCGCCATCCGCCCCACCTCGCTTGAGGTGTAGGCCGCAAGCAGCTGCTGCTCTGTGGCGGTCGACTTGGTGACCTCTCCACGGGTGAAGGGTGCCAGGAGCCCAGCTTGATCAATGTCGGCCTGCACTGTGTTGCTGTAGAGCGTGATGTCTGCAGGGATGGGCGCTTGGGGCACTGGCATCATGTTGCCCTCGAGGGGCGCACCTGGTTGCAGGTCCACCTCGATAAGCTCTCCATCCAGCCCCTGCGAAATCTTTGCAGCGCCATCCTCAGACAGGAATCCTGCCCGAACCATCCACTGCCGGGCCATGCGTCGCACACCCTGCGCTTGGTAGGTGCGCATGACGTTCAGCTCTCGGAACTGGTCAAGGCTGCGCCGAATCAGGGAGTAGCCACGCAGGGGGGTATCAGGGTCGCGCGAGAAGTAGAGGGGGATGATGGGCACCACGGGCCGACCGTTGGCAGACTTGTAGGGGATGCCTGTGGTCTCGTGCTCCGTCTCGATGTCAGGGCGCTCAGTGTCTGCCGCTGCATCTTCATCGAGGGCACCCACCTGCACTTTCACACCCTCGAAGAGGTGGGCCTGCCCGTTGGCGTAGTCAGGCGACCACACCACCAGGGCATCACCCAGGAGGTCATACAGCTCTACCACCTTGACCCACTTCTCCTCTGGCGGCTGGGTGGGGTCACCCAGCCCAAGCATCTGGTCTTTGCCGGCTATGCCTGTGGACTCAATCCACTTGCTGTAGGCGCGGCTCCTGAACTCGTCAGGGGTCTTGCTGTAGCGCTCGCAGGCCTCGAGCAAGGGCATGAGGTACACATGCCCAACGTACCGCTGTTGCTCCCAGCTCGTAGCGGTAGCGTCAACGACCACCTCCCAAGGGGGCAGGGCTGCGCAGCTCACACGCTTCAGGGGGTCTGCGCTCAGCACCGGTGCCAGCTTGACGTACCCACAGGGGTAGATGAGGGCCAGGCGCGTAGCATCCTCGAGCTGTTCCCTCACAGTGAGCAGGTAGGTGTTGGCCGTGGCTTCTGCTACCTCTGCGTTACCGCGACCCCTGATGTCTGGCTGTACCTCTACGCTGGGGTTCTTTGCGTACAGGCTGCCCAAGTAGCTCTCAACGACTGCATAGGCCTTGGGCACCTCGGTGCGCAGGATGCCGTCAAGGGTGGGCTGCTGCTGCTGAAAGAACCGAGTCATGTACAGGTTGCGCAGCTCGCGCAGCTCGTCACGTCTGCCATCCCAGTAGAGGTCATGCTGCTCACAGATAGACTGGCACTGCTCAGGGGTCAGCATGGATTCTCTCAGAATGGCAGGTTGTGGGAGCGGATACGCCGTGCTCGGCTCGCTTGAATCAAGTCATCGATGCGCGTTCTGCCCGATTGTAGCGCATGGGTGCGCCAACTTGACGGAATATCACGCAGGCACCGGTATCCTAACGCCATGGCCATAGCGCTGTCATCATGTGCGCCCTTGGGAGCCTCAGGGGCCACCTTCCCTGCAGGAATGGTAAGGCTGCGCAGCTCCATCCAGGTCACCCGGTCCATCACCTTGATGACCTGCAGGGACTCACGCAGGGTATCGAATGCCTCGAGCTTTGACTGCAGTGTTGTCACCCAGGGCTTCTGCTGGGGGCTGCGCCACTGCTGGCGATACCCACAGTGCGAGACCTCAAGGAGGAAGGCATGCCCGTGGTTGTTGGACTCCGCGAGCATGAGCGCATTGTTGTACCTGGTGGCCACCTGGATGCAGCGATGTGCCCAGGCGGCAGGGGTGACCTTGTTGTTTCGCTCAGTGTAGACCGGCTGCATGGTGCTCACTGAGATGACGCATAGAGCGCTGTAGTCACCGCCGACCCCTCCTCCGATGTCGACGCCCATGACATACCGGTCATGGGGGTGGGGTGCCTCCACCTCTCGGCCATGCCGCTTGCCGTGCAGCTCGTGCTCTATGACATGGATGCCCTGCAGTACCTCCTCGCCATAGTAGCCACCCTCTCGACCAAGGAAGCAGTCATCGAGACAGGCCGGGTACTCACGTCGGAACTTGTACGGCCCAAGGGTAGCCAGGTAGCGCCTGCGCCATGCGAGCTGCCCATCAGTCAGGCCGTATGCTTTGACCAACTCTTCCTCACCCTCAGTGTGTTCGAACTCGTCGGGTTCAGGGTCTGTGTATTTCGGCTCCTCTTGCCACCAGTGAGTAATCAGGTGCCAACCGTTCTCTGGCGCCCCTGCAATCAGCTCGCTAAATCGGTCGCCTGGGTTGTTTGCTGTGCTCTCAATCATCAGCAGCCCATCACCCACTGCAGACAGCGCCTGTGCAAGCAGCTCCTCCTGGTCAAGGGCAAAGGCAAACTCAGACAGCAGCGCAGCCTTGGGGGAGAAAGAGCGCAGGCCTGTGCTTGACCTCGAGGTGAAGGCCTTGAGGGTGGCCCCCGTGTCTGCCAGGCGCAGCTCTCCCTTGGCCCTTGTATCGAGCTTGCGCTGCAGCACTGCTGGGGGATGGTGCAGCCATCTCCGGTTGTCGTCGAGCAGGGCCGTGGCACTCTCTGCCCGTAGTGACACCAGGGCAAACAGGGCGCTTGTAGGGGTAGCTATCCACTGCTGGTGCAGCACCATCTTGCAGGCTGTGGTTGCTGCTACTTGTCGCGCTTTAATGACGATTATGCGGTTATATCCACGCTTTACAGCGTTGAATATCTTGACCTGCATGGGCAGGGGATTGAACGGGATTTCCCTTTTGCTGTCCTTGTCCTGCACTCGATGCAGGCGGCAGAACTTCGCAGGGTCACCCACCAGGCCTGAGACCTTGGGGTGAAGCTCGAGGGGGATGCTGGGGGGTATGTAGATGCTCATGGTGTCCTCTCACCTACAGCCTACCATTCACCCACCAAGCTGAGCACGTTGCGCAGCTCCTGCACCGCTGGGGTCTCGGCTTTTGTCTCTGCCCGTTGCTGAGCTGCTGCCCTGCTCCACTCGAGGACGCGCCAAGCCGTATCCATGCGCGCCTTGTTGGGGCTCATGCTGCCCTGCAGTGTGCCCTCAATGCAGCTGATGGCTTCTGGAGCCAGTTTGGTCACTGCATCCAGGAGCTGCTGCTCTGTCATGTGGTGTGATTTTGATGACATACGTACAATCCCAGTGTGAGGGGTAATCTCTTGACATGCATACCCTGCACAGACCTAAACCCCCATGAATAGCTTAGAGTGCAGGGTGGGTAATATTTTACCCGATTTCTTGTCGAGTGTAAAAACAGGTAGGTCTTTGGGTCAACCAGAAAGGGGGGCAGAAATCACACACCCTGCACTCTGCCCATCAGCAGCACCTTTGAGTCTGTGCAGGGTACGCATGTCAATACTTTTGGGATGTCTGCGGGCCTGACATTTTCTTGACAGGGATGGTACCAATGTACCCCTTGGCACCAGTGGCTCCAGTGGGTACAATGGTACCATCACCCGAGAGGACACCATGACCAACGAACACGGAACACTCTGCGACTACAAGACCGGTGACAGCATCCGCCCAGCAACGGCAGACGAACGCGCCGAGAGCATCGACGCCGCGCGCCATGATGGCGGCGCCGGTGTGATCGAGATTGACGGCGAGCTTTGCTACGTCGAGGGCTGAGCCCAACATTTACCGCCTGCCCGGCACACCTCACATCACACACAAAGGAGCGAGGGCTGACAACACTTGTGCAGTGTCGGGCAGGCACTTTCACCCCAAACCTCAACGAGGTCACACCATGCAGACAGTACTTGCACTCCTCATTTCCCTGGGTCTCCTCGGACCTGGTGCCACCCTGGAAGACATCCCAGACAGCTGGGGTGCCAGCTGGGGAGAAGACGGGTGAGCAGCGCACACCTCGAAGATGCAGCAGGAGCTGCCATCATCCTCACCCTTCTCTTCCTCATCATGAGCCTCTGAGGGCACAATGCCTGAACCAAGCGCGAACGTATACGTAGACATCATCGATACCCTGCAGAAGCTGGAGCAGTCTGCTGCCCGGCTCGCAGGGGATGCAGTCAACCTGAACCCCCAACAGATGCATGAACGCATTGACAGCCATGAACGTGCTGTGGTCTTTGCGGTCATCGGGCTCACGACGGTCATCGAACAGCTGGCAAGGGAGGCAGGCCAATGACTGCACAGAACGAACCGTATCGCCCTCGCCTCACACCCGAGCTCGCTGCAGACTTGCGCGTAGCCTCAGGGCTCGCAGGCATGACCGTGCCTGAGTACCTGGAGAAGGTGGTTGCCCCCTTTGTCTCTACGGACCTGCAGCGGCGCATTGAGCGCAAGCACCTGCAGCGTGTTGCCGGGGTGTCCGAATGAGCGCCCTTCAACCACCACCCGCAGATGCACCACCCGAGGAGTGGGGCGCGTTTGCTGTCTCAATACCGGGGTGGCGCTGGATGCTGGGCATGGGGGATATGACCGGCCTACAGGTGCTCGGATGGGTCGACCCGGCGCAACAAAGGCGCTTGCGGTGCTGGCATATCCATATGGAGTGCGTGGGCACCTATTTGCCTGCGCGACTCCTGCCCGACCCCGACGACCCCGCGACCGCTGGGTGCCTGTTGGCGCTTTACTCGGACGCGCCCGGCTGGCACTGGGTCGAGGTTGACCGTGAGAAGTACGGGTATCGGTTGTGTAGTTGGATGGGGCGGGGACACACGGTCAAGCGCGGACCGCTCGCCCGTAGTGCAGGCCGCGCCTGCATCGCCGCCGCTGCTGCCCTCGGTCGATGGCCGGGAGGTGACTCGTGAGCAGCATCTACGAATGGACCGAACGGGCCTGCGTCCTGCCGGGTCGCCCCGACATCTGGCTGCTTGCCGCTGATGGAAAGGGCTTGGTCAAGGTGGACGGAGACGAGGGCCTGTACGGCATCGCGTCGGATGGAACATGGTGGGAGCCAACAGGGCGGGCAGACCGACCGTGGATCCTTGCTGTTGATCATCCCGCGACTGAGGGCGTTCTGCTCCGTTTGATCGGTGCAGGCATCTTCGGCGTGTGGATAACCGAAAACTGGAAAGACACTGACGAAGAAAGAGTCGGATACTCCTGCATCCGAGTCGCAGAATCGGTCGGCAAGTGGCCGGGGGGTAATTCTGATTGGGCACATGAGGACGTTGCACAGCGAGCCGTTCGCCTGTTGGGAACGGACCACCCGGACGCTGGCAGCACGATGGGCGACCTCGCGGAAGCGCTGCGTCAGTTGTCTGCGCTGCGCTGCTCGCTGGTTCGGCCTGGGGGCTCCGATGGGTAAGCACTGGCCTGTAGTCCTGCTCGCTTGCCTGTGGGCTATGCACCTGGCCTATGAGGCAGGACTCCGCAGGGGCTACGATGATGGGTACTGGCAGTGTGCGTCCGAGCTGGATGCCGTTGCCCTTCGAGGTGAACCATGAACGCGCAACACCCTGACACCCGTGTACGTGCAGTGTGGCCCACACCCCCAGAGGGCTGCTGCTATGTGGAGCAGTCCCTGAAGGGTGGTGACTACATCAGCACCGGCTACTTTCACAGGGGCACAGTCGACAGCAAGGGCAGGGGGCGCAGTGTCGAGAACTGCCAGGGGGTCACCTCCCTGTTCTTTGACCTTGACCTGCTCGGCCTGGTGGATGCTGCCCGGCTGGCTCGAGGGCAGACC